ATGATCTATTTGGATTGAGCAATCAATACTTCCTGATGGATATCTTCTCGTTCTCATCAGGTTTTGCTTTTGGCAACTTTGACATGACGAACTACTTTATGATTCGTCAATACTTTGAGACTCTTGACATGGTTGTCAACACTGGAGCTTTGGTACAGTTCAGATTTAACCAAAGACAAGATCGTCTGTTTATTGATATTGATCAGTCAAGATTGGCTGAAGGCAACTATCTTCTGATTGAGTGTTATCGCTATCTAAACCCAGATGATTATACTCAAGTCTACAATGATAGTTTTGTAAAGCAGTATCTAACTGCACTGATCAAGAGACAATGGGGTCAAAACCTAATCAAATTCAATAACGTACAACTTCCTGGTGGTGTGTCATTAAACGGCAGACAATTATTTGAGGATGCACAGAAAGAGATTGACGCTCTCATGGAGAAGAGCTCGTCTTACTATGAACTTCCCCCAATGGATATGATCGGATGAAGAGCATATATTTTCCACAGCACGGTGGTGTCAACACCGAGCAAAACCTTATTCAAAGTTTAGTTGACGAACAGATTAGATTGTTCGGTAGTGATGTTTATTATCTTCCTAGGAAGATGATTAAGGATATCCCCCTCAATGACGTATTGTATTCAGAGTTCAAGACTCAATACATGATCGAGATGCTACTGATTAATGTTGAGGGATTTGGATCTGCTCCATCAGAATTCATTAGTAAATTTGGTTTACGTATCACTGATGAGATCACAATGGTGGTATCCCAAAACAGATGGAGTCAGGTATTCCAAGAGTTTGCTGACATCACGACTGTAGATGGTAGACCCAATGAGGGAGATCTAATTTATCTACCACTTACAGAAGATCTGTATGAGATCAAGTTTGTAGAAAGAGAAGCACCATTCTACCAGTTAGGTAAAAACTATATCTACACAATGACCGCCGAGATCTACGAGCTTGGCAACGACGAGTTCGAGACTGGTATTGAAGAGATTGATGAGATCGAAGAGATCTTCGCACCTTCGATTACTATTGATATGGATCCAGCGGCTACCACACATTACATTCAAGGCGAGACAGTAACTGGTGGAACTACTGGCACAACTGCTGAAGTATCCTTCTGGGATAGAGATAATCACAAACTAACACTTATCAACAGAAACGGTAACTTTACCCCTGGAGAGACCATCACTGGATCTGAAAGTGGCGTTGTTCAAGACAGCGTAGAAGTCGATAACTTGACTCTAGAAAACGTTGAGTATGCCGACAATAAATATATTGAAACAACAGCTGATGATCTTCTCGACTTCACCGAGAGGAACCCATTCGGTGAGTATGGTAAAGTAACTGGTGAGTTCTGATGTTAGGTCCACATTTTTATAACGAGGCGATTAGAAAAACAGTAATCGGTTTCGGTACACTATTCAACAATATTGAGATCAGAAAGAAAGATCCTTCTACTGGAACTGTAATTGAAGCAGAGAAGGTTCCTTTGGCTTATGGTCCCAAGAATAAATTCTTGACACGTCTTGAGCAGAATCCTGACGTTGATAAGAAGGTCGCTATCACGTTGCCACGTCTCTACTTTGAGATGACTGGTATCAATTATGATGGCTCAAGAAAGACTGCACCCACACAGAAGTATAAGACTGTCGTCAATGATGATGGAACTGAAATTAAGATGCAATATGTTCCTGTTCCATACAATATGGAATTTGAACTAGGAATTATTGCAAAATCACAAGACGATGGACTTCAAATTTTAGAGCAGATCTTACCATACTTCCAACCTAATTTTAATATCACTGTAAATATGATCAGTGATATGAACGAGAAGAAAGACATCTCCATTATTCTCAACGGTATCAACCACGAGGATGACTGGGATGGTGATTTCTTAAACAGAAGATTTATTACGTGGACTCTTAACTTCACGGCCAGGTCTTACATCTACGGTCCTTACAGCAACAGTGGTCTTATCAAGAAGGCAACTGTATACGAATCAATTGGAGATCCTGATCAGAACAAGCGTGCAGTCGCACTTACATACACACCAAAAGCATTGGAAGATAAGAACAATGATGGTGTTATCGATGCTGCTGACGATGCACTGGTTGTCAGCACAGATGACTTTGGATTTAACGAGGGGATTGAATTGCTATGAACGAATTTGAAAAGAACATGGAAGATATCTTTGATATCGAAGTTGAAACTACAGACATCGAACCAGTCGAAGAATCCAAACCATCCAAGCCTGTTCCCAAGAGAGAGGACAAGGATGATCAAAGTAAAGACTATGAATATTCAAGGGCACAACTATACAACCTCATAGACAAGGGTCAGGAGGCGCTCAACGGGGCGTTGGAGGTGGCGCAGGAGTCAGGGCACCCAAGAGCATATGAGGTCGCTGTGAACGCTATGAAGCAGGTTGCAGACACCACTGACAAATTGATTGATTTACAGAAGAAGATGAAGGATCTTGAGGCACCCACCAAGCGAGAGACCAACAACACCACAAATAATTTGTTTGTAGGCAGCACAGCAGACCTACAGAAAATGCTCAAGCAAATAAATAAAGAAAAAGCAGAAGACTGATGTTACTTAAAGTAAAAGGAACAGCAACAGATATTGCTAGCAATCCTGTAGATTTGGACAAGGCAACAGTTTGTTCTGTTGTTAATATTCATACTGCTCCAGTATTGATTGCTTTGGGTAATGGAGCTACTCTGTACATTGCTGCTGGTGAGAGAGTTCTTATTGAAAAACTACCAACAGAAACTATTGATGCTCCTGGTCATACAGCAACAGAAATCTGGGCAACATCAGTAGGATACTAAAATGGCACAGTGGAACAAAGACGCTCAAGCATATAGAGCACAGGACACTACCAACTTTGAGGTAGTGATGATTGCCGATGAAGACGGCAACCCCATCAACTCGTTTGGTGCTGCTTCAAACATCCCCATTGCTGGTGGACAAATTGAAGGATACAATTACGTTCATAAGTTTGGTGCTAACACAGACCTAGCAAACGGAGATTATGAAGCTATTTGGGATGGCAACGCTGCTTATCCTTGGACAACTTTAGACAGTCCTGCCACTGCTCTCACTACAAATATTGCTGCTCTAAACAATGGAGCAGAAGTTACCATCCAAGGTCTCAACGAAAACTGGGAACTAACTACAGAAGTTCTTACACTTGACGGCACAGCACAAACGACACAGAATTCTTACAAGCGTGTATTCAGGGCATTCTGTTCTGGCTCACAAGCATTGGGTGCTGACTTCACATTGTCAAAAGCTGCTGTTGTAGTTTTAAAAATTCAAGTTGCTCACCAGCAAACTTTGATGTCTGTTTATACTGTTCCTGCTGGCAAGTCTGCTTATCTATTCAACCTAAATGTATCCACTCTAAAAAACGAAGAGATTACAGTAAGAGTTTCTTTTAGACTAGATGGAAAGGTATTCAGGACACAGCACATTGCCCAAGTCGCTAGTATTAACTACGACCACACCTTTACCGTCCCACTGTATATGCCAGAGAAGACTGATGTTCAGTTAGAAGCATTAGCAGGATCTTCTGGTGTTGCTGCTTACGCTCATTTTGATTTGATCTTGGTAGACAACTAATGAGGTATAAATATGAAGTCGTTTAAACAGTTAAGGCATGACATCTCCGAAGGAGCGGCCTGGACAAAAAAATCAGGACAGAACAAATCTGGAGGACTCAACGAAAAAGGACGAAAGTCTTATGAAAAGGAAAATCCAGGATCTGACCTCAAAGCACCAAGCAAGAAGGTTGGAAATCCCAGGAGGGCATCCTTCTGCGCTCGAATGAAGGGCATGAAGAAGAAATTAACCAGCAAAAAAACTGCTAACGATAAGGACTCTCGTATCAATAAGTCTCTTCGTGCGTGGAATTGCTGACATAACTGTAAAAATATTGTTAAAATTGTGTATTATTACATAGTGAACCTATAATTAGTAAGTGAGTTTTGATATGAAAATGCGTCTCAACGACACAGATATAACACGTTTAATCACAGCCTGTAAACTCTATCAAGAGAATACTGGTAGTGAATGGATGTGGGAACAATATGATGACTTGATCAATAAGCTCAAAACTTATCAAGATCAATATTCGACAAAAGAATGAAATTTATTTTCGCATTTCTTGCAACACTATTTCTAGCAGCACCCGCATGGGCAGTTGATGTTCAGATGGGTTACGACGGTAACCTCGTTTTCGAACCAGCAGAAGTAACAATTGCTGCAGGAGAATCAGTTCACTTTGTAAACAACATGCTGCCACCTCACAATGTGGTTGTAGAAGATCATCCAGAAATCTCTCACGAAGGTCTCGCTATGATGCCTGGTGAAGAGTTTGATGTGACTTTCACTGAAGCAGGAGATTACACTTACTGGTGTGGTCCTCATAAAGGTGCAGGCATGATCGGTACTGTGCATGTAAACTAATGTTTAAAGACTGGGGCAAGGGGGTGAATCCACCCGAAAGATTAACCGAAGAAAGAGTGCAGGAGATGATCGATGCTGCCATACGCCGTCATAATCGGAATGCTTCG